CTTCCAAGAACGCTTCTTGTGTTTGTTCATACTAGACATTTTTGGTCTTCTGCCAATGCTAGTCTTTTTAGGAATACGTTCGTGTTGAACTATTTCTTTAAACTTTGGTTTAGCCATGATGTACTATTTTGAACCCTGTTGTCTGTGACATACGCCTCGTCAGCCAAGGCTGGTGAGTTTCGCCCCCACCCTCCGAATCTGTCGATTCGAACTGTGTGGGTGCGTACCAACGCCTCACGATAAGTCAATGTTGATTTTAATATCACCTTGTATATTGTGGGCGATCCGATCTGGTGCTTTCAATCCCACTCGATCTAGTATATCTCTGGAAGCTTCCAGCTGCACATACTCCGATCTCGCTCCTGTTGAAAGCTCAATCAGTCGTTTACTCGCACTTACTGCACCAAGTCCTAGCGTCTGTGCTACCCTCTGTTGCATATAAGCTTGTACCTTTGGTAAACGTAGTGTGCGAGAAGCACTTACTCTCGCTGCTTCTTTGCTTCCTTTACTTGAATATCCTGCCTTTTCTGCTGCTTCCTTTATACTACACCCTGTTGCTACGATAGTATCAACGAGCTGTCTTTGCTTGTCTGTTAGATCATCTTTCATAATCAATTATTATTCTACCCTTATAGGTACGTAGGTTTAATTTTATGTCGTGTCAAGCAAAATTACAGCACTTTAGTTGTTCGTTAAACTCACAATACTATATGTAGTTGCCTTCGGCAAAACAGAGTCTTCTCGCCAAAAGCTATAGGCTTTTGTCTGCGAGGACGCCTCCCATACGTGTTTTGCCCTTTGCATATTACAAAGGTGCAAACCACTCGTAATCACATATGTAATATGTAGATTACTCGTTACACTATGGGTCCCTCCACACACACGTGTTTACGCTAGACTAACAAGGAATCCCCTCTACCTATCAACAGGACTGATTGTCCACGAGGAACAATGCAGTCGCAGGGGGTAAACCCCTGCCAAGCTGTTGACAGGTGAGGACTCCCCTTGTTGTCTGTACGCTACCACGTTATGTGGACGTTAGTTCAACAAAGGAGGTACTTATGGACTATGTTAAATACTATGAGTTGATAGTTGATGACTCTAATAAGATGAGAGTTAATGAGCTATGTAGCTTAAAAGAAGAAGCTATCGCTAAAGGTGAAAGTGACAAAGTTGCTGAAATCAATAGCGAGTTAAATACACTAACAAATGGAGGTATATATGACGTTAGCAAGTGAAGTACAATCTGCTGATTATTCTGACAACAGACTAAATGATATGTCTGATGTATTAGATTCAGTAGATATTAGAGGTGGTGTTAAAGCATTATTCAATAATGTAATTACACCATTTGCACAACACAAAGACTGGTCTATGTTAGCTGAATGGAACGCTAACAGCATTATCGGTTGCTTTCAAAGACATTTGGAACAATGCATTGCTAGTTCTGATAAGACAAATGATCTTATGAAAAATGCTTTGAGAGAAGACACAGGTAATGAAATATCTATGCTGAATGTAGATAAACTTATATTCAGACGTGATGCACAGGCTTTGAATATCAAACGTGCAGAGATGATACTAGATGAATTACATCTTGCATATGAAGTTGCTTTTGAGAAAAAGTTTACTCCAAAAGCGAAGTCAGATGTAAAAGATGTGACTAAACAAGTGCAGATGAGGGAGTACAATATAGCTAGATTAAAAGAAGCTATGTCTAAATAATCTGTATTATAAGCCCAGCGTTGTAAAAGACGCTGGGTTTTTTTTATCGTTATGGACAATTTAGAATGGTTCTAAACTATAAAAAACTTATTGTTCGGCGTTGCAACTCACTAGCGTTGCTGCCGAAATTCATAAACCTAAAAGGAGGAATACTATGGATAAAAATAAGATATATAAAACTAAAGATTATAGCCTGTTTAAATACCTAAAAGGTAACAGAGCTGTAAATGAGCTTCATGTCAGAAGACTTGTTGAAGCTATAAAAGAAAAAGATCTGCAAGTACCTATTATTGTAGATGATAAAATGTTTGTTGTTGAAGGACAACATAGATTGGAAGCATACAAGATTGTAGGTCTTCCAATAACATATATCATTAAAGATAATGTAGGTCTTGAAGATGTACGTAAGCTAAACTCGGTAGCTAGAAAATGGACATTGACAGAATATTTGATGTCATATGTCAAGCTAGGTAATCATGACTATGAACTATTAGAATGGTTTCATAGAACATATGAGTTTGGGTTATCAGAGTGTATAGCTATGTTAAATGACAAAGGCTATTGTGCTAGTAAAGAAATAAAAGATTTCAAGAATGGCGACTTTGTGTTGAAGAATCTTGAACAAGGCAAAACTTGGGCAAGATCTATAAACAAAGTTGGTGAGTACTTTCAGTACTATAAAAAGAGATCTTTTGTATTAGCTATGGTTGTTTTAATGCAACACCCTAAATTCAAATGGAAAACATTTGAGAATAAACTTAAAAACTTTTCTGCCAAGTTGAAGAATCAAGGAAGTAGAAATGATTTTATAGTTAATCTTGAAAGACTATACAATCATATGACACCAGCAGATAAAAGAATCAGATTGGAGTTATATGAATACAACAGAAACTAAAGGAGTAGATATGTTACATAAGATACAAAACTGGTTAATGAATGTTGCAGCTAAATGGATTTGGTTTGCAATTATGTTGCCAATTAGAATCGTTCTAGGTTTATGTTTTGCTGTTTCAAAATATATGCCTAAAACAGTTCAACTACCATACAAGGTAGTTAAAAGAGAAACTGACGAAAGGAGATGGTTCAACTAATGACGTTTATAATGCTAGTAATAATTGCAGTAATCATTGGCTATGGTATTGTACTTGCCAAGGAAACCCAAGAATACGTAGATTCTATTAATAGAAATATTAGAGAAGAAATAGAATATCAACGTATGGAGAGGAAAAAACTATGGGAAGATACAAACAACAAATCCAAGACGAGCTAGATAAAGCTCACTATGATTATGCAGAATGTAAGATAGAACAACAAGAGTTTCTATCTAGAATAACTGCGTGTGGTATTACACTTCCGCAGGATATACAGGAGCATATGGATAATGCCGAAGAAGCGAGATACGAATATAAAATATCTCAACATGAAAATAAATTCTGAAGAAATATTTATTCTAAAGAAAGTATTGCAGAGATATTTATTAGAACAGGAAGCACTATGCTATACAGATACTAAACGCATAGATGCTTATCCTGTGTATGAAAGGTTACTCCATATAATTTCATTGTATGAATTAAAGAATCCTAAAGCGTAGAAGGTCAGCGTCTGACCTCTCCCTCGCTTGTTAGCAGGTTAGCGTTGCACCTGTAGGATATAAGCAACGCACATAGCTCTCCCAGAACGAGAGAGCATTATGTAAGAAAGAAAGAAATATAATCCGAAAGAGGTATATATGAATGGCGTTATCAAAAAACAGATAGAAATACTACGCACAAATGTTGCAGAGGTGATACCGAAGTTTTTTAAATTTTGGAAAATGCTTTTTGTTGGCATTTTATCTGCACTTATTTGGACTTTGTATTTCATAGGTGCTGCCGCAGATATTTTAAATTCAATGATTGTAATGATTAAAAAGAAAGTGAAAGGAGAGAAAGATGTATAATGTAATATTATGGAAAGATAATGGTGATGAAAATTTTCATGTATTTAAAAACAAACCTACATTTCAAGAATTATACAAATTGATGTCATGTAATATGATTGAGATAGTACAAGGTTATAATCAAGATGTATCTAACAGAACATTTGATATGTACATTGATGAAGAAGGTAAATTTAATTCTATGAAATATCCAAATAAAAGAGCTACAGATGCATGGTATGCATGGCAATCAAGAACTGGTCATCAGTCTTTGCCAGGTGATCATCTTGTAGGTGATGTAGCTATAATTAGAAAGGTTAAAAAATGAAAGTAGGTGATTTAATTTGTATTATGAAAATAGCTGGTAAAACAATACCAAGAGATATGGTAGATCAGCTAGAAAAAACATATTTATCAGAATCAAGAGGAGATTATATTAAGTTAGGTGATATGGATATTATCCATATGGTTAGAGCATTTAATAAAATGCATCAAGAAAAAACTGATTTAATAAATACTATTTATCATAAATATGTAAAAACAAAGGAGTTAGATGGCTAATTGTTATTATCATTCGGTATCATCAGTTAAAAAATGGGGTGGTAAAACAGAAGACTACCAACCCATACATGATTGGTTTGACGAATCTAAAAAAATTATTGCACACTGGAGTCATAGAGCTTTGCGTCATCATGCCGAAGGGTGCTTTGCTGCCGAAGAAAAGTTCGGTACGTACATAAAAAATTCTGATGGTAAAATGGTTCCTGTCAGACTTATTGCAGAAAAACATATCATTGAAGACATGGGTTGGATCCCAAGTTTTTATGATTGGGCAATACTTATCAAGCCAACCAAATGGACAATGAGAGGTTATAAGAATGTCGGAAAAACATGAAATAACAAATGTATTACGAGCATTACATACACAAGGAATTACTAAAGTTGAGATTGAATATTCTGGTGGTGGTGATGAAGGTACATTTGAAAACTCTAAATTTTATAATCAAGACAACAAAGAAATATCTGTTGATTGGAATAAAACTTTAGATTTATCAGAAGATGAAACATTTGATATTGATGACTTTGAAGGACTTATTTATGGAGATCAAGGTCGGTTAAATCAATGGTATTCTTTTGCAGGTGATTATTCTTGTCATGGTACAGTTACTATCAATACTGAAACAGGTGATTATACTGATAGTGCTGATTATACAGTTCAAGAATATACTGACGAATCTAGATCTGGTAATGTTTATAAAGATAAAAATAAAAGTATATACGATCTATGAAAGCAAAGGATAAAAGAGAAATGCTTAAGTGGGTAAATAGTTTTGCTAATGCTAAAACTGTTACTACTTCAGACAAACCAAAGAAGGAAAAGAAAAATGAAACCAATAAGAAAAAACGAGCTAGAGTATCTTGATAATTATATTGCTGATAAATTCAGACATAGAAGACAAGATATGGAGTCAGCAATTGAAGCTGATACACAGAAACAAACAGAT